TGGGAGGGAACCCAACGCTTTTTTGTAGTAGACTTCAATAGTAAAACATTATGAAAAATTTAAAATAAAAATTATAAAAGACACATTGTCGCCATATATAAACAAAAAATAAAAACTTCTATTCAAGATACATGTTTCGCGAATAGATTTTGTTGAAAATTGATTTTAAAAAAGAATATTGAAAGTGTTATGTTGTCAAAAGTTTTAGGACTTGAAGTTTACTTGTTGTTACGCATAGATTGATTATCTAAACTCTGGAAACATACGATGTGGAAAGAGTGCATATGCATATTAGATTCCTTATATTAGTTAATTACCGTATTCGGTTGTAGACGGCTGGTGTATTACGATGGATGACTCGGATTCGAGCCGTCGGATGCATCCCCGCTCTATAGTACGATTTCGATTAATTCATAATCTGCTGTGGTGCCAAATAACGAATTGTTATATCCACAAAACATTATGAAACCGCTAGTTTCGTACGATAATTAATTAATATATTAATATGAAGCAATAATATCGATACGGATGATTGTATGATAAATGCCGTAGAGATACTATTACCACCCCGAATTCATCAACGTCGGTGGATGTCTGTTGTTGGTAACTTGTTGATAGTTACTTTGTATGATAGTGACATTAGATTTAGTATAGTGAATATAGTTAGTATATATTATAACCATTCAAGATTATTTTAGGAGAGCAATACTTCATTGAAGCCGGTCTTTTTAGGTCGCGTTGAATAAGATGATCTTGTTTGTGTAGAGCAATATTACGTCAAATAGAATTATCCGGCAGACGTAATTTACGCCGTGGTTAATGGGTTGCCGCCCCATTAATTTAACGTTCTCTGATTCCATATTTTGTTATCATAAAATCATGCCTCTAGGGAGTTCTGCGACTCAAGAGGATGAGAAAGAGACAAGGGTACTTTTTTCCAACAGTGCTTGGTTGCCGTTGAATCTTATATGATGTTAGACAAAGGAATTATGAACTCTCACTTTCTGGTGGGCAAAATGACGTATTAAAAGCTATTATGTCAGGATTTTTCAAAAGTTATTAAGGAGATAGCCAGGGTGTGTATGATTGCTTTTCCAAAGATTGGCATACACCCGTCTTATACATTGATCACATCATTTATGTTGTGTAGTATGACGTCCCTACAATTTTTACGACAGATTGTTGCCCGAACAATCGATCAAGTTAATAACTGGAGAATGGACCAGGATTCGTACATCCCAAACGAAAGGATCGATACCCTGGATTGTTCCTGCATATTGTGCTTTTAGTGCCTGTGTGGAGCCGAAAAGTTAGTGAAATCCTCGTGGAGAATAGGTCAAAGCGAGTACCAAAGCCGGTCGGGTCGCCCATGTGCCTCTGCATATGGACCCTGCCTCACCATTTCAACACTGCCACAAGCGACTGTTGACGTAAAGTTTTCAGGAGCTGGCCAACGTGGAACGGCACGTTCATCCGTGATGACTGAGAAGTCTCAAAACATCCAACCAGCAGAACCCTCCTATCTACACATGATGGAAGCAATTTCCCGCCATTATGGTGTAGAATCGCGCTTTGCAAAATTTGTAAAGCAGTATGACCTGACTACCGCCGCTTTGGAGACAGTTACAGTTGGTACCTGTCCAGAAGCAGCACCCGCCATTATTGCCAAGAATATCTCAAAAGTCGTTGACTACATTGGCAACGAATTTGGAGATGCTATCAATGAAACTGAAATTAAGTCGCTTGCCTCGTCCTTGAAGGAAATCACCAAGATTGAATCTCAAGGTAGGTTTGGATGTAAACGTCTGTGTGGAAACCAGACTGATTCAGATTCTGATAGTTTCATGACCGCCACTGAATATAACGAGTCGACATCATCTGAGTCTTCTGACTCTTCTGAGAGTTCTGATGATTCGGATAGTGACGACGAACCGCCACCGTTGATTCCACATCCTGGATATCTGCCGAAACCGCAGAGGAGACCACCGTTTGCGCACGACCGCAAAACGTGGATTCCTCATCCCGGGTCTGTACCTCAGTCTGCTTTTGAAACGAAAACTGAACCATCTGTTTCCGATGATAAAGAAGAACCACCACCGCCACCGCCTGGTTTTGGTGAGGATAGTAAACATGTACCATCTGAACCACCACCAGCGCCGAGTAAGTTTGCCTCTGAATCAGCAACAATGCATAAGACTGCTAACCCAGAGGATGATGAAATTGAGCAGGAGCCTGCACAGAACAGTACTTCCTACTACGAACGATTCACGGAGAAAATGAAGTCTATTGTTGGATCCCCATACCAAAAATTGAAGGGATCAGCATGTGCCAAAGTTGATGAAATTATTGATGCATGTATAGACCGACTCCGTACCCGACTTACTGAAGATGACCAAGATCGTTTAGTTCAAACACTGTCTGAAAAACTGGCATCGATTCCTGGTCTGGCGTTCAAGAAAATTGCAGAAGCTCACCCCATGATGTCGACACTTATTCAGATTGCTATTTGTCTGTTGATGTTTCTTACAGGGTGGCTTGTTTCCTCGAAATTGTACATTATGGTTCATCATTTTATGCGAATCATTGAATTGATCTTTCAAGGTAAGTGGTTAGGCCGACTCGGACAAGCATGGATTGGTGCTTACCGTTCGTGGTGTGATTTCTTCACCAAGAAGCCAGAAGTCAAGATTGAGAGCCAGATGTTATCTGCCACCCTTGGAGTGATCACTACTGGATTGCTCGCTGCCCGTAAAACCGACCCTGAGCGTATTTTCCAAACCTTAACCAAGGCTTATCACGCTCAACGCGCCTTTGAAACTGCTGGAAGCGCCTTACGTTGGATGATCCAACAGATGCCTGAGTGGGTGTCTGCTACTGTTCAGAATATGTTTGGTCCCGAAGCTTTGGTTGATGCCGACGTGCCACCAGCATTGACTTCCCTCGTTTGTGATTTAATTCGTTTTAACCAGTGGGCCATTTCACGCTCACAGGTTCAAGGAACGAATGATCGCCTGAAATTTACCCGTGACGCTATGATGCTTAAGCGTCGTTGTGACTTGATTATGGAAGCTCTTCATGATTTCAATACATCGAGTCGTAACATGTTTTTGAAGCACCATAAAGCTTTTTTGGACAACATTCCAGCTAATCTTAGCGTGCAAGGGACGTACAATCGACCCATCCCTGTGGCTGTATATTTGAAAGGAATGTCCAGAGCGGGAAAAGATTTCATTGCCCGCGCTCTTGTACAGTGTATCCACAAACTTATGGGCTTGTCGGAAAATGACGTTTACGTCATGAATGAAGGACTCGACTTTTGGGACGGATACTGGGGCCAATTCTCGATAATTGTCGAAGACATTGGAACCAAGTTGAAGTCACAGAAAGGAACCGGAACTATGGACCAGCTTCGTGTACTCGGAGAAAGTCAGTTTGTTACCCCGCAAGCCAAGGTTGATCGAAAAGGACAGATCTGCACGTCAGGCCTCGTCGTTTATACGTCGAACAAGGCTCCCGAATTGCTTAACGACATTGCTAATCCTCAAGCTTTGCTCGCCCGTCTTACAGGACCCACTGGTATGGAGATTGAGGTGTATGGAGCTCCTGAATTCACGAGAAAACAGGATGGACATGTGGTCGTTATCCAAGAAGCTTTGAAGCGCACTGCTGAAATGTTTACCCAGTATTATGATACTATCAAGGAAGACCTTCGAGTGCGCGACATCCCGGAAAGCCAACAGACAGCAGATGAAATCGCCCGTCGTGCTGTGGACGCTTATTTCGCACGATCAAAGATCGATATGTCTACGAATCATGGTGCCATTCAGCGCGAATCTTCGTTTGTTTCTCTTGTGTGTACAGTAGGACGAGCGATCGTTTATTCCCAGAAGAAGTACGAACGCACCAGACGCGATACCATTGGTTTGACTAACCTTATGGAGCAGTATTTTAGCCATCCTCGCCGAGCTGCAGTTGCTCACGCGGCTATGCCTCAATCTATGAATTTGGTTAATGAACTTCGTAAGGTGTCCGTATCTCGTGGACTTGCTGCCGACTTTGGAGAATCCGACCAGCATGAAGTCGATCGATTTATGGAAGAGTTTTCATACAAGTTGTTTGATAAAGCGAAAGTCACTCAGACAATCTCTAAGTATGGAGCTGTTCATTGTCGAACATGTATTTCACGCCCGAACAACCCGCAATGGCATTGGCTGTTTATTGACAAAGAGAAATTTGAACATGAACAAGCTAAGCACCATCAACGAATTGCCCATGAATCAGGCCACATTCCACGATGTCGCTGGACTCACGAAAAACTGACTTTGATGTTGAATGTCATGCAGGTCGATGGAATTGAATCTCAAGGGTTTAGGGATTTAGCTGTAATCGTGCATCAAATGAAGATTGGCGTCAAAGAACCCGAAATGATTAACCGACTTGGTTCTCATCGATTGACAGAATTATTTCGTTCGTATCCTACCGACATTCATCCTACGATGTCGCATATGCCTATAGGTGTTGCAATCTGCCCCGAGTATTGGTTGGCATTGAACACAGTTACCGCCTGTTTGAGCATGTTCTGGGAACATCTTGGACTACAAGCCAGCGCTAGCGAATCTAGCTCCCACCGGACCAAGCCTGGACCATACGAGTCCTATTTGCACATTCCATTAGCTGACCTTGATTCTGTTATGACATATTTGTCTAAGTATTTATCGGAGATGAAAACCGATGATGATGCTTATTTGTCTGCCACTAATCGACTTCAGATGAAAGACGGAGCACCAGACAGATTATTTCACGGCTTTGTCAAAGAGATGCACACGTATAGGAAAATGTTTCAGACGGAGACTTTCACCAACTACATTGTGAAAGCGGATTGGTTGTGCAAGGGTGTCCAAAAAGGATTTATACCTTGTGAAGGCACATTAGGCACTTTCTATGAAGGATTTCTTCGTGCTTATTCAGTTTCCATGGGTATCACAAAGTGGGACGATCCTTCACTTCACCTCGGAGATTATGTTGCCGCACTTGTTATGACTGGTCGACTACCTCAAGTTTTTGGACCACGCTCTAGTAGGTCACGCGTTAAACGAATTCAGGGCCTTATTGACTCATACCCCGGCCCGCCGCTGTCACCTTCAGACATTAACCCGTTTGTGTTCATTGCTACTATCACTAAGACTCGTGAGACAGCATGGACCTATTTCATTGACGCCCAAGAACGTTTGGCTGAAACGGTTCGTAAGCATATTGTTGACGTGAACCCCCATTGGACTGAACATTGGAATAAGTTGTTGAATGAGGCAGCCACGAAAGAATGGGTCAATCGAATCAAAAAGAGAAAGACCAAATCCAATTTTAGGTATATGATTGACCAAACCGCCTCCATGATTATGAGGTATAAATGGTCGGTCACTCTCGGTTCTGTTCTCGGCTTGACTCAATTCCTTTCGTCAATGTCAGAAGTGACAAGTGAGGCTCAGAATTACACTCGCGCTCGTGCACACACTCGCCCTCTGCCGTCTACGCATCTTATTGCTAGTGCAGGACAAGGAGGAGAATTCAAACTGCTTGTACCGGAAGCCCATCACGGCACCCTTGTTGATGTTCTTAACGCATCACAAGATTCTGGCCGTGAAGTGCTGATCGAATTTGAATATGGTGGCAAATTGGCGCAAGGTTTTGGATATGCGCTGGGAGGAAATATCATCACTTTTCCAGCTCATTACCTCACTCACCCAGGGTATGTTCGGAATGGTCACAAATTGACACTCGTTCACCGCCGCAAGAAGTACCATCTTCAGAAGGACAAGGATTTCCATGTCATTCACACGGCTGGTGCTGACGGAAAGAGACAAGAACCGTGTTACATCTACATTGTTTCATCTTTCCAAGACAAGACTTTACCGAATCTGCCTAGCATTGCCCCATACTGTCTGAGTAAAGAAGAACACCAGTCGTTAGCTGACGGAGCTCTTGGTGCTTATTCTCTTACATGTCCCGAACTTGATGATGATCAGATTTGTTCTATTGATGAGCATGGAACGTCAGCAAGTACGAATCGCCCCGTTATGGCTGGATCAATCATCTTGTCCTACAATGAATTGAATGAAGTTGAAAGTGGACGCGAAGCCTACTCTTTCAAGGTCGCATTTCACGGCAATTTCATGACCATTAAAGGACATTGTGGTTCACGGCTGTATGCATTGGTAGATATCAAAGGAGCCAAAGTGTGGAAGTTAATTGGCATTCACTTTTCGAAATCTATCAGTGACAAGACGTATGCTGTGTCTTATCCCATTTCTGTTGAATCACTGCAAGCGATTCGCGATGTCATTGAAGCTAGTGGATGGGGAAATGGACCGCATGTGTTCGGCCCTGATCTGGTTGCAACCGAAATCACCTCGCAGCTTACTACCGACACTAAGCTGGCTGGTATGGTAGCCGTTGCCAATTGTCATGCATTTCAGAGGCAACCCAAACCAAAGATCAAGTACTCGGCTTGGGCTGATTCTTCTATCCCATGTGTTCGTGAGGTGTGTTCGAAGAAAGGTCTTCCCTACCTGAAGATCAACACCCCACCCGGTCCTATGAATATGCAACGAAATGGTATTTTGATCAACAGCATCAAGCGTAGATCAATGTATCGCATTTCTCTCGATGACCCGCTGATGTCAGATATTCTCAACCAGCTAGTGAATAGGATGTTCCCCATTGACTATAGGCATTATTTGATTCCAGTGTCGATGGATGAAAGCGTGAATGGCAATGACTTTGGAATGCGTGGAATTGATCGCGACACATCAGCAGGCATTTATGCGCAAGCTTTGTATGGTTACCACAAGAAAGTTCAAGCGTATGATCAGTATGCAAGTCACCCCCATCGATTTAGACCGAAGCAAGTCTTTGTGGATAAGTTGAAAGAATGGTTTGACATGATGCAATCTGGTCACATTCCCCCTTGGCTTACTAGTACGAGCTTGAAACCCGATGAGATGAGCAAGTTTTCCAAGACTAAAGAAGGTCGCGGACGCCTGCTCATGTGCCAACAGATGAACAAACAGCTTGCATGGAAAATGTTGTTTGGCATGTCTTATGCTCATTTGACTGCCAATCACATCACCAATAGCTTTGCCATCGGTCTCCCAGCTGAGGATTCAAAAAAGATGACTCAGATGTTTTTCCACCTCACATCCTTTGATAATACCAAACTTGCCCGGTATAGCGAAGGATATTCGAAACATTTGGGCCCTCTTGTGCTCATCAGTGGAGACGACATGCGCAAGTACTCAGCCATTGCAATTTGTGGAGATTTCAAATCGCAGGACAGTTATGCTAATGCACCTTTTATTGACAAAGCGTTCAAAGCCTTTGAGCGTGTCATCAAGAAGCATTATGCTGCAGCGCGATCCGCAGGCCTGTCCCTAGATTGTGAAATTCTCGGTAAATCTGATTACACTCCAGAACTGTATCAAAAACTGCGTTTGGTCTATTACATTCTAATGCAGTCTACGGTTATTGACAATATAGTCGTGGACGGCAAAGTTTATGCCCAATTGCAATCTCTCAGCACTGGTTCTGGAGGAACGACCATCTTCCAAGGATTGTGGACTTTCGTCATATTGTGTTATTATTTTATACTCATTATGAAGGAAGTTTGTCCACCTCTCGCTTCTGTTCGCGCATTCTTGGATTTCACCCGCCTCATGATTTTGAATGATGACTACCTCTTAGTCGTACACCCTAGTCTGAGACGGTATGTCACTTTTGCCAAACTCACAGCTTTGATGAAGCAAGATGGAATTACACACACGCCTAGTACTAAGGATGGAAAGGCTGGATGTCAATTCTTGCTCAAAGAAGTTGCTGAGCAGTGGGTCAACGAAGGTAAGCCAAGTTCTTGGTATGGACAAGAACTTCCAACTGATTTGTTACCGGAACCGGCTCAATTTTTGTCCTATACACTCAGTCTTGAGGGGCCAGGCCAAATCAACAGTCATATGGTTGATGGTACCCGAGGATCCATGTTGGCAACAGTCAGTACTACCAAGAAAATTAGCGAACAGAAGAAACACACAGATATTGCTATTTCTTATGCTCATACTGTGTACCGTTTCGGTCGTGAGAAGTTCAATGAATACATGAGCGAGCTCAAGATCAAGAATGCTCCAGTCCGTTGGGATAGAGTTCCATCGTATGATGACCTCTTGAGAAAATATGATCAAGATTACATCGACGCGACCAAATCTTTTATCCTGAAACGTGGCAAGCAATTGCTGATTCAAGAACTTCCACGCCCTGTACCCTCACCCCATGTCTTTGACAATATTCCCGTCGATCAAGTTGATTCGCAAGGAATTGGATCCAGTAAATTGAAATCAACTGAAACCATTCCTGCTGTCGTTGTCAAGGATACCAACTCAAACACTCGTGGACCCGGAGAAATCCATAACGAATTTGGAGAACATAAACACTCATTCAATATGGAAGTCCAACCCCTTCGTGAGCCAACAATTGGTGAACTGGCAGGTAGAAAATTCTACCTCGGTAAGTACACCTTAGATGGTAGCACAGAGCCTGGAGCAGTACTAGGTCAATTGCCTTTGACTTTCCCCGGACTTGGTTCGTTTAGTAAAGGAGGAACTCGCGAAATGTCAGCGATCGCGCAGATTATGCGAAATTTCTTGCTTCACAATGGACGCATCAAGTACACGTTTGTGTTTGTGCAGAACCCGATCTCTCGAGTTGTTGTTGCATTTTCCACGAAATTTGGAGACTATGAAGATTGTCCCCAAACTTTGCCCTTAAATGCGATTAACGCCCAGTATTCTCTCACCAAGGAAGTTGTTGGACCAGGAACTTTGGAGATCACCATTACCAGTCCGAACAGGAGAAAGGGATTTCTCGTTCCTAATCGCCAATTATTCGGACCGTTCCCAACTTTCAACCCGATTTATACTGGAGACATGAGCAAATATACAGCTGGATCAATGCTAGTCACATCACTTGCTGTCCCAGCTACTACTCAAACGCAGCAAAGCATGAATATCATGGTGTTTTGCTCGTGGGAGCCTAGTATTGATGCTCGTGGATTTGGTCACAACAACACCGCTATGACCACCGATCCACTCGAACCGGAGCTGACGACTACATCTGCTGCTGCAATCATTCCTGCGATTCGACCATTTAATCGTGAGACTAAACGCAGGGAGAGAAAAGTTCCAGAAACGATCATCGAATCGCAGATGATGAAGTCTGACCAGAAACTCCTGCAGCCAGTGAGATTGCGCAACCCTCTGACGACGTACCGAAGATTGGCTTCATCTTACAATATCTTGCAAAAGTTTTACGCGCCCATGAAAGATTCAAAGAAGGAGACTATTAACAATTTCCTGATACCTCTTGAGGGATTATCGCGTTCCGTTGCTCTTGCACATTTTGCTTTACAAGGAATTGAAGGATATGCCAAGTCTATGTATAATACTGACGTGAAAGTCCCAGGTCGTGCAGTTCTTGATAGAATTTGCCACCTTGACGATCTCACCAGCATGTTTATGCAACGAATCGCTCGTCTCAAGGACCCAGATCTAGTGCGGAAGCAAGTGACATGGCTTACCAAGAACGAACCTCAGGTTTTGGAAAATTACACATATCTCGCCGCCGCCATTCGAAATGCTATGACTAACTGGGATACAGACCCGACTGTTAGCATGGAGAAATTCATTCATGGAATCAAATTTGTTGGTGTCATGAATGGTGGTGATGTGTTCACCGGACTTGATGTCTGTTTGATGAAAGAAGCGGAAACTCTTACCCGCTCCTTGGCTATTATCGCATTTTCAAGACTACCTCAATCTCAAGTGAATATCAGTAGTGAAGGAATTGTTTATATCGAAGCCACATCAATCTTCAAGAGCAGAATCTCGTTTCCTGGAAACATTGATTGGACCGCATGCACTCGAAGCGATCTGATCAATGCCGGATACGTCCGTGAAATTTGTCCTCGGGCTGATCACGTTATGATTCCTCATGTTCCGAATCCACATACAACGAAGCTTATGTTTGAGTTTTCTTTCCAAACCAAACCTCAGCAGATTCGAGTCATGATTAACTTGATTCCAAAGCCGATCAGAGTGATTACCAAAGACGTGTTCGCTCAAGTGCCTACATTGCGAACAGAATCTCAGATGGACGCGCCAGCGCCAGAAGATCCGAATCCTTTGACAACCATTGAGGACGCGGGTTCAGCGGTTGAAGATGCAACGCCGTTCGACGTCAAACAAGTCGATCGACCTGTTGAAAAACCGATCACTGCTAGCGATATCACCTCGAAGCAACAGATCTTTGGTCAGTTTCAATGGACGACAGCGCTCAACGAAGGAGAAACATTGTTCACCCTTGCATTGCCTACTGATTGCTACAACAATTACAATCAAATTCAAAAGAGTCAGTACAAATGGGTTGAATATTTTCACTTCCTCGTGACCATCGTCTTTCCCCGAAACCCGTTCACTGCTGGGTTGATGGCCTTGTGGGCCGCCCATGGCGTGAAAGATGAATCAGAACTTGATCGTCGATTTGCTTCCCTCTCGCAAATTATGATGACTGATCCTTTGCTGATTCATCCGAACACATCCCAGAAAGTGACGTTGAAAGTGCCCTTCAAATATATACTTCCGTATTTAGTTGAAGGAGAACAAACTGCCTTTGTTCGTGGAACCATCTTTTCACCTCTGACTTATCCAGCAGAGTCCGCGAGCGAAGACCCGATGAGAGTGACAGTCTACACTCAGATTGTTGATGCTAGATTCCACCTCGTCAAACCCGTGACCATCGTTCCTCAGATGATGAGCGGTGGTGCCCTCGAAGATAAGTCCGATACGACTGAAAGTCATGTCGGAGAAAGTACTTATCGTCATGCCCTCGGCCCAGCCATTGACCCAAGCTACGCTTGTGACATTGGTGGGTTGACCATTACCCAGTTGTTGTCGAAGCATTTTTTCAACTGGGGCCGACTTTCCCCTTCTACGGTAGGAGATGTTACTTATACCTACAACCTGCCGTTGAAAGATCTCCTTGCTCTTGGAGCACACACACATTTTGGACCGGAACGGTTAGCTGCGTTCTTCACCTATGCACGTTTGAAATTTTGCTTTAAATTTCTGTCTCGTGGGTCTCTTTCTGTGTATTATGTGCCTCCAAAATCAGCAGAAGTCGGGGCGGAGTACAACCTGAATTATCTGAGAGGTCCGTACACCATGTTCGCGTTGCCGTTTTCGTACACCAATGATCAGCTCACGACGAATGTGGTGACCACGCCTTCCTGGTCCTTGACTGATCGTCGCAAACTTGTGAAGAGCAAGAACGACATCGACTATCTGGATTTAGGATATCTGATGATCGAAGCCATTCATCCAAAATCATCATACAACCCTCTAATTGATGTTTGGTTTACAGTCGCTCCAGATTCCTGCCTTGAAGTCGCACAATTCTTGCCCAAGATCGACGTTGCGCCGATCACGGAAAATGACAGTTTATGGAAACCCATCCCCGACTCGACTCCAGTCGAGGTTCCTGCAGTGTTGACTATCAACCATTCCTCGCTGTCACCTCCGTTACCATTTTTCCTTGATTCCAACCATGAAATCAGCTTCTACACAGGAACTGGCGAATGGGCTGGAAAGCCTGGGAGCACAATCTATCTTTACAAGCCAACTCAGATCACCGTCGCTTTGAGTCGATTGAGTCGTGAAGAGATTATTGCTCTCAACCCGGACATCCGTTTCACTGATGGACCACTTGTATTCAATGGTTCAGCCACTCGCTCTTTTGATCTTTCCCGAGTGGCTGTTGTTCCCAGCCGTTGTCAATACACATGTGGTAGCGCAGATGGATCGGATCTCGCAAGCCTGGAAACAATCCCCATTCACATAACGACTTACCCATCCTCCGGGTCGTTGGTGTCTAATGGAGTTACGTATGATTTGGTTCAAAATTTTGATCTGTATTATTACGAACTCACCCGCGCATGCAAAACAGACTGGTTTAACTTACCTTCTTCCACTATCACAGTTG